AATGGCACCAGCTATTTTAAAACCAACTAAAATAAATGGAGAAATTGTAGATCCTATGATGAATGGTCTTAAGAAATGTGGTGTTACTCCAGCATTACTCAATAATGAAGATATTGACGCTTGTGTCAATGATGTTTCACGTTTAGTGAGAACAAATTTTTGCCAAAAGGACCCTCAACCATTTAAACAAGTTTTATCATATAAAGAAGCTGTCATGGGTACAGATGATGAATTTATGGTCTCAATAAATAGAACAACGTCTCCAGGTGTGCCTTATACTAACCATCGCGAAAATAAACCAGGCAAAACAAAATGGCTTGGTGCTAATGAAACATTTGATTTTACATCCAAAAGTGCCAAAGAACTGCAACAAGACGTGGCACAATTAATAGCAGATTGTGAAGCAGGTATCATTCGTGGAGTTTATTGTGCAGATACTCTTAAGGATGAAAAACGTGAATTGGCAAAGGTAGCAGTAGGGAAAACGCGTGTTTTTTCAGCGTGTCCAGTTCATTTCGTGTTGGCTTTTCGACAATATTTCTTAGGTTTTGCAGCTTGGTGTATGCACAATAGAATAGATAATGAGATAGCAGTAGGTACAAATCAATATTCATTAGACTGGCACAAAATTGCAATAAAATTACAACTCAAAGGCAAACATGTTATTGCTGGCGACTTTTCAAATTTCGACGGTTCGCTTAACGCACAAATATTATGGGCAATTTTAGACATAATTCATGAATGGTATGACGATGGTGAAGAGAATAGAAAGATACGAACAACTTTGTGGTCACATATTGTCCACTCCACACACGTTTTTGATGATAATGTATATATGTGGACTCACAGTCAACCGTCTGGAAACCCTTTCACAGTAATAATCAATTCTCTGTACAATTCAATTGTAATGCGCATGGCCTGGAAGATAGTCATGCAGAAGGACGGCAGATCAGGAATGGATAATTTTTGTAAAAGTGTTTCAATGGTGAGCTATGGAGATGATAATGTACTAAACATTAAAAGCGAAGTTCTACAAGAATTTAATCAACAAACAATAGCAGAAGCATTATCGACAATTGCCCATACATATACGGATGAAGGTAAAACAGGAGAAATAATCAAATCACGAACATTAAATGATGTCAAGTTCCTTAAGAGAAGTTTTGTATATTCAGACGAAGTTGGACGTTATGTTGCCCCTCTGGACGAAAATGTTATTTATGAAATGATTAATTGGACGCGAAACACTATTGATCCAGATGAAATATTGATGATGAATGTTCAGACAGCAGCAAGAGAAATGGCTTTGCATGGTAAGAGTAAATTTCAAAAATTTAAGAAAGAAATTGCTCAAATTGAAAATGAATTCCGATTAATTCCACAAATATTAACTTACAGCGAATATCTTTTGGACATGAAGATGAACCCAGAAGAATATTTTTAAATTAAAATGTGATCTTATATTATTAAATAATTTTTTCAGGCTAAATTAATTTTATATTGCTATTTTAATTATAACGTTACTTATTTAAGTTTACTTCCAGGATGCGTTAAAGCAGCCCTTTTAAAATCCAGGAACCCTGAATGCTCCTTAGTAGTTTAAGTAGACCCTAAGGCTAAGACATTTACTTGCAAATCAATCAACAAACCCAGAAATGGAAAATTCAAATATAACAGAAGAACAAAGAGAAATTGTTCATTTTACAAGTGAGGGAGTAATTCCAACGACAAGTGCAGTACCAGATATTATCGATTTAAATACAGATTATTTATCAATGACGGCGAGAGAAAATAGAACACATTCAGTAATTGACTTTTTATCCAGACCAGTGGCCCTAACAACCGATTCTTGGGGTTCTTCCGTAGTTCCCGAAACGGCCGCAGCTCAACTTTACACAGCAAATTTCCCAGAAGTTTTAATAGCAAATAATATGATTAAAGAAAAATTAGCAGGTTTTGTAGGCTTACGAGCAACATTAGTAGTCAAAGTACAAGTAAATTCACAACCTTTCCAACAGGGAAGATTATTATTACAATATTTTCCATATGCACAATATATGCCTAATCGAGTAGCTTTAGTAAATTCAACGTTGCAAGGACGTTCTGGATGTCCTCGTGTAGATTTAGATTTAAGTGTTGGTACAGAAATTGAAATGAGAATACCTTATGTATCTCCGCATGCTTATTTTAATTTAATCACAGGTCAAGGTTCATTTGGTGCAATTTATTTAAATGTATATAGTCAATTAAGAGATCAAGTGTCAGGTACTGGTTCAGTAGAGTATACTGTTTGGGCACATTTAGAAAATGTAGACGTACAATATCCAACAGGTGCAAATATTTATACAGGATCAGCACCAAATTTTCAAACTTTAGCAGAACGATTGGCAACTGGGCAAATGACTGAACAAGAAGTAGTGCAAATGTACAAGAAGAAAACTTTCAGTCATAAACCAGCGCGTATTTTTGCACAATCAGGCTTTGAACTTTCACAATTAGCTTCTAACCATGCACCTTCTCGTGGTATCGGTCAAATTTCAGAGGGACTTTCTACTCTTTCGCGCATCCCTATTATTGGTAATGTTTTCACGCGACCAGCATGGATTTCAACTGCAGCTTCAAATATTTTTCGTATGTTGGGCTTCTCTAAACCAACATTACAAGGACTTCCTTCAGAAGACAAATTGCGAACACAAGTTCGTATGGCCAATTACGATGGCGCAGATGCTTCACATAAACTTGCATTATCTTCTCAAAATGCAATTGAAACTAAACCTGGACTTTCAGGTACGTCTTCAGACGAAATGGCAATCTCTCATGTAGCTTCCATACCCAATTTTTGGGATAATTTTTCGTGGCCTTCTACTGGAAGCACAGCTGCACCAGGTACTGTACTTTGGACTAATTATGTAACCCCTATGAAAATTAAACCATATTCGTCAACAATAACAGATAGATTTAGAACAACACATTTAGGCTATTTAGCAAACTCATTTGGATTATGGCGAGGTAGTTTAGTATATACATTTAAATTTGTAAAAACTCAATATCATTCAGGTAGATTAAGAATCAGTTTTATCCCTTTTTATTATAATTCAACAATATCAACAGGAACTCCAGATGTAAGCAAATCGTATCAAAAAATTGTAGATCTTCGTAAATCAACAGAGGTTACTTTCACAGTACCATATGTATCAACACGACCATGGATGTATTGTATACGACCAGAATCCTCCTGGCTGGGAACAAATAGTGCTCAAATGTACAATAGTGTTACAGGTATTGTGAGAGTAGAAGTGTTAAATACCTTAGTAGCTGCACAGAATGTTTATTCAGCAATTGATACGATTGTTGAAATAAGTGGTGGTCCAGATTTAACATTCGCAAATCCAACATGTCCATCTTACATACCATATTCTGGTGCTTTAACAGCATTATCAGAACAAGCGAAGAAAGAACAAGCAGCACAAGAATATGAGAACGATACGGTTCGTCCACTAGCTCAGATGTCGATGGGAGCTAATGAAGCCATACAGCGGGAAGATGCACAACATGGTCAACATCCTTCAACAATAGATACACAAACAATCGACGCAAATTGGTCACCAGAAGCCAATTGTACAGGAGAAAAGATTCTATCAATTCGTCAATTAATTAAACGTTTCGGCAAAGTCAATGGTAGTGAATTGACATTAAATGCAAGTACAACAGATGCTATAATTTTAGCACCTTTTTCAATGATGGCAGCACCAACAACTGTAGGTTCAACAAGACGCATGACACAATTAGATTATTATTATTATCTTTATGCATTTTGGAGAGGTTCTATGCGTTATAAATTAATATCCGAAACTACTAATAATATTAGTACAGCAGGGCGTCAAGCTAGTAAATTTGCTTGGGATGTCCAAATGTTTTCGTCTCTTCAAGACACAATGAACAGTTTAATTTCTTTCTTTAGTACAACAACAGAAATAGTAATAGATTTTCTTTCAAATAATTCAGTCAAAAATTCTTTGGGTTCAAATATAATAGTCGATCAAACACTCGAGGGTGTAGTAGAGTTTGAAGTACCCTATTATAACATTTCACATATTTCTCCTGCAACACAATTCTCATCAAATGGAGGCGCTTTAACAATGGATGCTATGTTTAAAGGACATATTCCACCTTGTGCTGTAACTTTACGGCCACGAACAGCCCCTGCTGCAAACAACGCTATATTCACTACCATGTGGAAGGCACCAGGAGATGATTACACCCTTTCATACATTGTGGGAGTTCCAATTCTCGCAAACATAAGTCGCACATAAGCGCAAACTCTTTAGCAATTAAGTATTAGTATATAATCATTTTATTGTAATTAAATTAACCAAAATAGTAAATATGGAATAATTAGTTTAATTTTCTAAAGTTTAAAGTTCATTACTACCCTAATACCAACGGGTATTTTATAATTTCGAGTTATTTTCGAAGGACACACTTTGTGTTTTTCTTTCCTATTTTTAATAGTCAGAGTCCTTCGGGGCTAACAGGTTTTTCTCACTTTTCCTGTGAACTGGCGAATAAGTGTCATTACTTTTCGGAATTGTATAATAGTTGTTTTTTAAAAAAAAAAAAAAAAAAAAAAAACACCGTTCCAGTACCTTGTTGTACTCTGCGTTGATACCAC